AGCAAGAAGACTTGCTAAGCCAGATGGAGCAATGCCAACAGAACAACCTGTTGATACAGATTGGCATAAATAATGTCACAACAAGGCACAGCAGTAAGATTAGTTGAAGTTGCTACAGCAGAAATTGGAACCGTTGAAGGTCCAAAAGATAATGAAACAAAATATGGTAAATTTACCAAAGCAGATCTACAACCTTGGTGTGGCTCTTTTGTTATGTGGTGTGCTAATGAAGCAGGGGTAAAAGTTCCTAATACAGTTTATACTCCAGGTGGTGCAGAAGCATTTAAAAAGGCTGGTCAATGGATTGATGGAGATATTGCAGATCCAGATGCAGGAGATATTGCATACTTTGATTTTCCAGCAGATGGAGTAAATAGAATTAGCCACGTAGGAATTGTGGTAGCAGATAACGGTGATGGAACAGTTTGGTGTATTGAAGGAAATACTTCTGGCAATCCAAAGGGAAGTCAAAGAAATGGTGGAGAAGTTTGTAAGAAACTTCGTGCCTATAAGAAAAATCCTAAAAATATTATGGTGTCTATTGTAGGATTTGGTAGACCTAAGTTTGGTGCCTCAGCATCAGCAACGCCAGCAGCCCCAGTAAAAAAGGGTACTGCTAAGGCAAAGACATGCTCAGCATGTGGACAAGCAATAAAATAACAATACTTGACTAACTGCCAGTAATTTGATATACTGGATATATTCTACGTAAGGAGAGGTATGACTTGCATTGCTGTTGTGCGTGATCCAGCAACTAATAAGATTTATATGGCTGGAGATCGTGGTGCATCTGATGATGGAACAATCCTATCATTAACTAGCCCAAAGGTTTGGAAACTAGGTCCATATTTAATTGGATATGCTGGTGCTATGGATGGTGAAAGAATTAGATATAACTTTAATCCTTATGTTCCAGATATTAAAGATATTGATAAGTTTATGCAGACTAAGTTTATTAAACAACTAAGAGCATTTTATAATGACTGGTGGGTAGATACCTCAAAAGATGGTGATCTAGGACTTATTATTGCTATTAAAGGTCAGATATATGAACATAGTTCTATTGATATGTCATTATCAAAATATAATTTAGATTATTTAGCAATGGGTTCAGGTGCAGAATATGCTTATGGATATTTAAATGCTACCGAAAAAGCCAAAGATCATCGTAAACGTGTAGTTGGTGCTGTTAGTGCAGCAGTAAAATTTTCCCCATCTTGCATGGGCCCAGTTGACGTTGTCAGCGTTTAGCGATATACTTTATATATGACATTCGAAGACGATATAAATAATATTCAAGGTGAAATCTCATATGTTCAAGAGTTTGAGATTTGGCTAAATAATGGAATTGAACGTGGCTGGATAACAGAACCGTTCTGTAACACACATGAGGGTGATCCCTACATGACTGAAGAAGAAGAAAAAGAATGGGAAGCAGGAGGCGACCCATGCCAACTAGTAATAAAGATAAGGAATATGTAATGAAAAAAGTGGGTATGTTAGTAGCAGTATTATTGGGACTATCTTCAGTTTCATCACAAGCAGCAGATGTTGTAAAGCCAACTGTTGTTATTATTGATATGGCTTTTGATACTACCGTTCAAGAATTACAAGGTAAAGTAGTTCAAGAAGTTTGTTTAGTTGAAGGAACATCATGTCTAAACAACACTGGATTTCAAGAAGGTCTTGGATCAGCAACACTTCCATCTACAGTAGCACTATCAGGCGGATTTGAGCATGGTACATATATGGCAACTGTAGCAACTACAGTTAATCCTAATGCTAACTTAATTCTAATTCGTATTGCTGGTATTAATAAGAGTGGAAAAATTCTTTCTCCTTCAGCAAATGCTATTGGCTTAGCATTAGATTGGGTAAATAAGAATGTTAACAAATATAATATTGTTGCTACATCAACATCATTAAGTAATACAGCCTTTAATTCAGGTGCAAACTATTGCAAGATTAATAAGGCTCTACAAGATACTATTATTGCTCTTCAATTAAAAAATGTTGCTGCATCTTTTTCTGCAGGCAATACCTATGACCGCCTAAGAGTTTCTTATCCAGCATGTATTCCACAAGCAATTGCAGTTGGAGCAACTAACTACTCAGAGACAACTAAGACTGGTACTGTTAATCCAATTTCACTAGCAAGTGCTGGTGGTCCAGATATTGACTTTTATGCTCTTGGAAGTTGGCAATTAAGACTTATAAATATTAATGGCCAAACATCTCCAGCATCTGCAGCATTTGCAGCAAATTGGGCAAAACAAGTTGTAAAGTTCGGAACATCTGACTACAATACAATTTACAATGCATTAAAGGCTAAGGGTCAGCCTGCATCAAATCAATTTACTTCTAGCAACGCATACGTTAACGTTCTAGAATAAACAGGATCGCCTCCTTAACTCAGGGGTAGAGTACCCGCCTTGTAAGCGGGTTGTCGTAGGTTCAAATCCTACAGGGGGCTCTAGTGGTATAATGAACATGGAGGTACTAAATGCTTGAACATCCATTACTAAAAAATCATCCAGACGTTGATTCAATTGAATGGAGATTTTTAGACAAAGATACATATGTTGAAATAGAAAATATTTTAACAGATGGTGTTAAACTTTTTGATGCATTTTTAGTAGATGATTTTTATCCACAAGATATGTTTGATGAGTTAGTATCTATTTGTACATCTAATGATTTAACAAAGTTAGATTATAGTCATCAAATGAATAAATGGGAAGAGGGAGTTGAAATCCCTAAAAAGTTTTTTGATTATGCTGAAACTAAATTAAGATATTTATTAGGCACTGAGGATATTGTTTATGCCTATCATATGTATGCCCATCATCAAATAACCTCTGAGGGCAGGGTACCAAAGTTAGGACTACATATTGATGAGGCTCCAGGGCCATACATGGTAGACCTTCATATTGGTGGAAACAGAGATTGGGGATTTGTTTCTAGATATACTGGTTTTGTCTGTAAGCCAAATCAAGCAATCATCTGTCAGCCACAGTTTGAATACCACTATAGACCATCATGGGGATCAAAAGATCCTAACGAATATTATCAAGCATTTTTCATTCATATGATTAACAAGAATCACTGGACAGTTCCTTCACATGCTAAATGGGGAACAAGATCAAAAGAGTTAGAAGAAAAATATGAATTTGGTCAATCATTTAGATCATCAGAAACATTTGCTAAATTTCATGATCAAAGAAATTTTATTTTCAGAGATTTATATATTAAAGAAAATAGAATTTTAAATGTACCGCCCATCCCATTGTCTGAAACTCCTCTTGGAGAAGATAGACACATTCATCAAAGAAAAGGCGTAACGCCAGGAATATAGTATAATATATCTAGGAGGATATAATGGAATCAAATAAAAAAAGTTTATTAAAAACATTAAGTTGGGAAACTTTTCATTTAGTAGGTGTTGCAGGTGTTATATTTTTATTCACTGGTGAATGGGAATATGCTAGTCTTGGAGCATTAATTTATATTGCATGGGAATCAGTTGGATACTATATCCATGAAAGAGTTTGGGCTAAATTTGGAAAGAAGGTAAAATAATGTCATCTGGTCAATATAAAAGACATGATGGGTTTAATCAAAAACAAATTAAAAACAATATGATTGTTTTACTTAGAAAAGATGGTAGTGTAAAATCTGCTTGGGATAGAAAAACAGGAGAACTAGTTAGCGTAGATAAGTTTGGCAATAGATTATAAATGCCAGCATACGATTATAAATGTAATAAATGTGAAAAATCTTTTACATTTGTTAGATCTATCAAAGAAAATGATCCAGGATATTCCTGTGATACTTGCAATTCTACATTAGAGAGAGTATACTATAGTGTAGGAGTAACTTTTAATGGCAGTGGCTTCTATAAAACTGATAACAGAAAGCGGTAGTATAATTATGGATACAATGTTAGATGAGACCCCTGTAAAAAAGGAATGGATCTTAACAGTGCAAGATCGCTGTGATAGTTGTAATGCCCAAGCCCTTGTTAAAGTAACTGGTGTCTCTGGTGAATTAATGTTTTGTGGACATCACTATAATAGTATAGTTAATGATCCTGTTGGATATGAAAAAATGATGGCATTCATGTTTGAAATTGTTGATGAACGTGAAAAGTTTATTGAGAACAGATTAGTTGGGAGCGAAAACTAATGTATGATTATCGTGTTAAGAAAATTACTGGCGTAGTAGATGGAGATACCATTGACGTCGATATTGATTTAGGATTTAACGTATCTTTTTCACAAAGAGTTAGACTTGCTGGAATTGATACTCCAGAGAGTCGCACAACAGATAAAATGGAAAAGGCTCTAGGTCTTGAAGCAAAAGAATATTTAAAATCAAAAATTAAAGATGCTAAAGATATTTTAATTAAAACAGAAAAACCAGATAGTTCTGAAAAGTATGGAAGAATTTTAGGGTGGCTATATATTGATGGTAATACAATTTCTATTAATGATCAAATGATTGAAGATGGCTATGCTTGGGGATATCTTGGTGATACTAAGGTTAAAGACTTTGATGCCCTAGCAAAGCAGAGAGCAAAGAAGAAGAAACCATGAGCGAAGAGGATAAGATTATAGAAGATCTTATTCTTAAAGGTGCATTAGAAGTATCTGGCATTGATATTCAAACTGGTGAATTATTGTATAACTTTACACATAAATTAAAAGATGTTCATCCAGAATTAGATCAAGAAATGCAGACATTTTTTTCTAAAGAAATGATGTTTTTATGGGAAAATGGTTTTATTGAAATGGATATTACAGAAAAAAATCCAATAGTTAAACTTACAGAAAAGGCATTTAATGCTACAGAAGTTTTAAAGTTAGATAAAGGTAAAAGGTATACCTTAAGAGACATTATTAGGCAATTAGAAAAATAAGCCTGATATAATTTTATTGAGGACAATATGGACTATTTAATTGGATCTTTAACAACCTTTATATTAATATATATTATGTCTAAAATAATGTTAAATAATACTAAGTCTAATAAAAAAACTTTTGTATATAGACAAACCCACATCTTTGAACTTGTTAAACCATTACTTCCACCGCTTAGTTCAATAAAACCAGATAGAAAATCTCAGGCAGTCAACCATGAAAATAAAACTAATGTAAGGGTTATTATTATGGGTAATCAAGCATTCTGGATTAAAGATAATATGTTCTATATGGCAGATATGGATGGCCAACATATTAATAAAGAAAGCACTAGAAGAGTTGACACAATGGCTATGGATAGGGTAGAATTAGATAAGATGTTGTTCATAATGGATCAATTGAGAGATAGGAATACTGATGATAGTGGGAGTTCAGGGAACTAATAGTTTTAAAGACTATAATGTTTTCCTTAGAGCAATGGCGGTTGCTATGTCTGCCCTGCCAGAAAACGATCCTTATTTTTATATTTATTCAGCAGGTCCAGCAAATGTAAATGCTATGGTAATGGAGTTTACTAATTTATCCGAACGTGGTATGAAGTCTCGTGGTAAGAAAATTAAGTTTTATAAAGTTCCACCAAGTTGGATACAAGAAAATATAAAAGAGGTTAACTACTTTGCCTTTTTAAGTACACCAAAAGATTCAAATTCAAAACTTGTTTTAGATGCACAATCTAACAATATTGAAGTTGGCATATTCAAATACTAAGAGAAAGAATAAAAATGCAAATTAAGTCATTAGAAAAAATGGAATCAATTGTTAAGAATAACAAGGACTTGTCTTGGGATGGATGGACAGTAATTAATTCATATCTATCTGAAAAGGGTCGTACATCTAAGTTTGGTGCCTATATAAATGGTAAGTGGCACATTCAAAATCGCTTTACTCCGTCAACCAATGGTTGGGATATTCCAGATAAATTTGTAGGATAACATGACTAAACATGCGTGGAAAGATGAAGCAGAATGTTTAGATTATGATACAAACCTATTCTTTGATAAGTATGAAGAAGATGAAAATCTTAGGTTTGCTATTGATAAGTTATGCTCAAAATGTCCAGTATCAACTACTTGCTTTGCTGTTGGCGTTTCACAAAAAGAGTGGGGTGTTTGGGGCGGCATTTATTTAGAAGGTGGGCAAATTTCTAGAGAGTTTAATAAGCATAAGTCAAAGTCTCAATGGGGAGATATTTGGCAGTACTTAACAACGGAGCAATAATGTATACAGATGCAATGAAGATGGCTTTTCATTCAATACCAGCACCAAAAAACTTTAAGTTAACTATTGTTGATCATGAGCACTTTCTTACTGTAAAGGCAAGTGAAAAAGATTTTATGAGTTTATATGATGAAGATAAACGTAGTGCTGTTGAGTATATGGTTAGAGTAAAAAAAGCATTAGAAGACAATGGGGCAATTGTTATGTTGATGAGAGAAGGTGGCAAAGATGTTTGATTTTATAGTATTTTCTTTTTTCATTATTTGTTTTATTGGTCTTATTATAGGTAATATTAAACTTAGACTTAAGACGTCAACTTTGACTTTAAAGTTACTTGAAGAAAGAATAAGTAAAAATATTATTATTGATAAGGCTAAAAAAGAACTTGAAAATGAAAAAAAGGTTGAAGATACAGAAGGATTTTTAAAATTTATTTCTGATTCAAGAGACTGGGCATTTTCATATATTGAACAGGTTCAGGCTGGTTTAGAAAAATTTGATAAAAGTGCTGGTGAACAGATTAGATATTTTAATGAATTTTCAAGTCTATCTGAGGGTCAACCATTACATGATATTTTGATTAAAATATCTAAAGAATATGAAGATCTTAAAAAGTTAATGCCAGCAGATTATGGTAAAATAGAATAATGCTTGAATTAAAAGACTATCAAGAATCTAAAAAGTACGAGTATGAAGTATGTGAAATACGTGGGTGCGTTGGCACTGCTGAAAGAATATTTCTGTCCAATACTAACTATTTAGAGTTATGCGTTTATCATTATGATGAAATGCTGATGATATGAAAAAACAAGTTGTAAAATTTATTCCAAGAGATTTAGAAACTAGTATTGCATATCCAGAACCAAAGCCATCTAAACTGTATACTCCAAAGTGGTATAAAGATATGCCAGCAACTGCACCAACTATTTCTGGCAACCAAGCAGATCCTACTGCTAAAAAATGTATTCCATTTATGGACTCATTAATTTCTGGGTATACTCAAGAACTTGGCTGTGATCTACATATAAGTAATCGTGGCATTGATCAAAATACAGGAGAAGAGATTGTAGAATATAATTGGGCTGGACCATTTAAGCCAATGTCTACAAGAAAAGAAGAAAGAGGCTCAAGTAATGTTATGCCTAACTTTGAGGGATATTATAATTTAGAATTTCATTGGAATAGTTTTTGGGAGCCAAAGACCCCTCCTGGATACAGCACAATATATTACCATCCAGCCAATAGATTTGATTTGCCATTTCATACAATGAGTGGCATAATAGATACTGATAACTGGTCTATAACTGGTCCAGTACCGTTCTTAATTAAGAAAGGATTTAGTGGTCTTATTCCAGCAGGCACACCAATATATCAGATGATGTTTATTAAAAGAGACACTTGGCATTCAAGTAAAGAAAAATATGATAGAGAGTTTAATTTCTTTCATGAATATAATATCAAAAAATTATTTACTGATTCATATAAGAGACAATACTGGTCTAAGAAAGGTTACTACTAAAATGAAAGACATCCTATTGTCTATACTAACAGGTTTTGGATGCGGTACAATTTTTGCTGCATTCAAATTACCAGTCCCAGCACCACCAGTTTTTGCGGGAGTCGCAGGAATTATTGGTTTGTGGATTGGTTTTGATATAATAACACGAGTTCTATCCTAGGAGGAAGAATGAAATCAACAACAAAAGCACTACTAGCATCATACGGACGTTCCGTACTTGCTGGAGCAACAGCACTATACATGGCTGGAGTAACAGATCCAAAGGATTTGGTTTACTCATTAATTTCAGCCATCGTCCCCGTAGCATTACGCTACGCCAATCCAAACGATAAAGCGTTTGGCCGTCTACCATCAGTAGATGAAGTGGCTGCAATTCTTAAGAAGGCACCTGCAAAGAAGGCACCTGCTAAGAAAGCACCTGCTAAGAAAACAGCAAAGAAGTAGGGTATATGTTAAGCAGGCTAGGGTATTTGACTAGCCTGTTTTTCTTTTAATATGAAAAATATATTAGTAACTGGTGCAAAAGGTTTTATTGGCACATATATTGTAGATCATTTTAAGGATAAATATAATGTATCAACAATTGAAGATGAAGATATTTGTAGCCAAAATTTAAAACCATACTTTAGAAATATTGACTATGTCATACATCTTGCTGCTATCTCAGGTATAGACTACTGTGATGAGAATCCAGAACTTGCTAATAAGGTTAATTTTTTTGGCACTGAAAATATTTTAAGTTATGCTCATGACAGAGGGGTAAGAAAAGTAATATTTATATCTTCATCATCTATTTATCATAGCAAAGGTATCTATGCTAAAACTAAGAAGAATGCAGAAAAGATGTGTAAGTATTATTCAGATAATCTAGGAGTACAGACAGTTGTTCTAAGGCTATGCAATGTCTATGATCTTAATAATGGATATGGTGTAGTTGACAAATTTTATGACAATAAACAACTTGGACTACCGTTAAATATTTATGGCTCTGGAGAAGATAGTTATGACTTTATACATGTCCTTGACATAGTTGATTTAATTGAAAAAATAATAGAACAAGATGGTGATCACTATGGTGATATTTTTGATGTTGGAACTGGAAATAAATATTCTATAAATGAGATAGCCAAAGCAATGTCTAATAATATAATTTATCATGATAAAAAGATCATATATAAGCCAATAAACCCAGATATAGTATCTACCCAAGAAGCCTTTGATTGGAAGCCTCAGAAAGACCTTCTAGCCCTTTTAAAGACCATTTAAATCATGCTATAATAGTTATACCTGCCCAATAGGGGGGTATATTAATTTATTCGCTTGAAGGAGGAATAAAATGGTAAGTACATTCGCTATGGATCTATTCAATGATCCTTTTTTTATTGGTTTCAACAGAGAGTTGGGACGATTAAATCATGCACATAAAACAAACTCACAATCATATCCACCGTATGATCTTCTTAAATTAGATGAAGATACATATGAATTGTCTATTGCAGTTGCTGGATTTTCAAAAGATAATATTTCAGTAACAGTAGATAATGGCTCTTTGATTATTAAGGGTGAGGTTACTGAGGTAACAGATGCTGAAGTAGTTCACAAGGGTATTGCAGGTCGCAAATTCGTAAGATCATTTGCACTTGGTGAATATATGGAAGTAACTGGTGCTGATCTAAAGGACGGTATGTTAAATATCAGCATTGATCGTATTGTTCCAGAGGAAAAGAAACCTAAAACAATTAAGATCAAATAAAACAGTATAATAGAGATAGTACCCACACAGGACCTTAGAGATGGCTTAGTTACCCATTTACATATATCTGGGCCTTCGTGCCTGAATTACCTGTGTGGGGCTTTAATATTTAGCGGTATAATAATATCAATGACTGACAAAGAGTTGGCCCATTACAATAAGCAGAGGTTCAAGCAACAACTTGCCAAGATAAAAGAAGCCTCTGGATGTGCAGACTGTGGAATTAATAATCACATCTTGCTAGATTTTGATCACATAAGAGATAAAAAATATAACGTATCACGCATGATTCATGATGGTTTTTCATGGAAGGCTATCAAGAAAGAGATAGAAAAATGTGAGGTAGTCTGTGCTAACTGTCATAGGATTAGGACATATAATAGGCTCAGAGCATCATAAAACGTGGTATAATTTTAAGCATGGAACAGTTAATTCAGATTTTGAAGGGTCTTTTAGCAGACACCGTAGCACTTAAGTATAAGGCACATGGATATCACTGGAATGTAGAGACTGATGACTTTCCACAATACCACGATTTTTTTGAAAAGATTTACGAAGATTATGATGATGCAATTGATCCAATGGCTGAATGGATTCGCATGCTTGGTGGATATGCACCATTTAAATTATCAAGATTTAATGAATTAAGTTCTATTCCAGAAACAGAAGTTTCTTCAGATCATGAAGATATGTCAATGGATCTTTACAAGGCAAATGAAATGATGATTGCAAAATTCCAAGATGCATTTGATATTGCAACAGCAGCACGTCAACAAGGGCTTGCAAACTTCTTTGCTGATCGTCAAACTGCTCACCAGAAATGGTCTTGGCAACTAAAGGCTACACTTAGTGAAATGCTTGCAGAGGCTGCAATGCCACAACAAGCAGAACCAGTAGAACCTCAACAACCAAATATTGGTGCATAATGCCATATCGTGTTGGCGGTAAAGGAACAAGTGGTTGTTCTGGATTTCCAGTTGTAGATGAAAAAGGCAAAGTAGTTGGTTGTCATCCAACAAAATCAAAAGCAGTAAATCACTTACAGGCACTTTATGTTAATGTTCCTGATGCTAAAAAAGATTATTCTGTAGATGCTAACGTAATTTCAGAATCCCCAGTATCTGAAAATCCATCTAACAATATTAATAGAGCAGTTGGTATGCGTAAGCCAAACTATTTAACTGCTAGTCGTAAAGCAAAGAAAAAGAAAACTAATAAGGCTGAAATGGCAGATCTTTATGTAATGCTAAGCGAAGAAGAAAAAGCATTTACAGATGCCCTAAATGGAATTGCTAATAAATTTGGTAAATTAAAAGAAGATGGTGGAATATGGATTGGTTATGTTCCAGCAGTTGCTAATGAAGATGCCTATATGGGCGTAATGTGTAAAAACTGTGTATTTTTCCAAGGTAATAATATATGTGGAATTGTTGAACAAAAGGTTGAAGATGCTGGTATCTGTAGATTAGCAGCAATTCCAGATGAATTAATTACACCAGAAGAATCGGATGGAACATATGATGGTTGTGGATGTATGACATGTATGTCTCTTAACTGTGAGTGTGAATATTGCCCAGTATGCAATGAAGACAATCAGATGAGTGAACAAGACATGCAAGATGAACAAAATATGGAGGAAGAAACTATGCAAGATGAAGTAACTAATAAATCATTCTGGGGAGTATTTGATCCAAAGCCAGTAGTAAGTCACATTGTAAAAGATGACTCAAATGCTTGGATTGATTCTCCATTTGCAAAGAGAGACTATTCTCCTTCTGCTCGTCGTAGAATGGCATCAGAAGGTCAAGCAATGCCAGATGGATCATTCCCAATTGCTAACAGAGCAGATTTAATGAATGCAATTCGTTCATGGGGTCGTGGCGGATCAGATCCAAAAGTTAAAGAGCATATCAAGCGTCGTGCTAGAGCATTAGGTGCTGAAGATATGATTCCTGATAACTGGAAATAATAATGGCTGATACATATTCACCACCCGCAGGTGCAAGGGCTGCTGCTCGTAAAGCAATTAAGTTTAAAGAGCAGGGTAAAGCAAATGGTGCAGGAACTGCAGTAGGTTGGACTCGTGCAGGACAACTTGCAAGAGGTGAATCATTAAGTTTAGATACAGTAAAAAGAATGTATTCTTATTTCTCTCGTCATGAGGTAGATAAAAAAGGTAAAGACTGGGCTAATCAATCTAATCCATCAAATGGATATA